ATTATCAATCATATAATATTAAATAATAAATTATTTTTACTATTTTATTTTTTAGAACTAAAAAAATAAATAAATTATAAAAACTAAAAAAATTAAAATAAATTTTTTAAAATTTACAAAAAAATTCATATATAGATATTAAATTTAAAATATATTCTCTATTTTCCTGTAAATCAAAATATCTAAAATTTTCTTGTAATTTTAAATTTTTTTTATCCATTTTATCTATAATATTTACTTTTTTTCTTAATATTCCTATTCCCCAATCACAATTCACTACATTCATCTCCAAATCATTATTTTTCATTCGCAATTTAACATAAGACCTCCATACTGTTCCATTCCAAAATGGCATAGAACCATCTTTTAATACATAATTTTCTCTTTGATGAAATTTAGTTGGAGGATTACAATCATGCATAATAATAAATCCATTGTCATTTAAAAAGTCTAAACTATTTTTAATATCAAGATCCACTTGACTTTCTAAATGTAATCCATCAATAAAAATAATATCGAATTTTCCATTTCCATTTCCATTTCCATTTCCATTTCCATTTCCATTTCCATTTCCATTATATAATCCTAATTCCTTAAAATAAGCATCACTTGTACATATTTTCAAATTATTTTTATTCTTCTTTATACATTCCTGTGTAGGTTCAGGATCAACACCAATCTTATTTTTAATTTTTATTTTATCAAAATTAACTCCATCTCTTACACCTATTTCTAAATAATTTTCTAATTTATATTTATTGATTAAATATTGTATAATAAATGTTCGACTTATACTTTTAAAATCTAAATTATTAATTTTATTAATACAAATATCTAAATTTTCAGTATTTATTCTATTTATTTTTTTTAAACCATTTATTTGTCCTTTTCTAAAAATCTCTGATTCTAAATATTGTTTATTTACTTTTACAGAATTTTCTTCTTTTTTTTTATCTTTTATTAATTTATGTCCAATTGAATAAAATTGAAAAACATTTAATTTTTTTCTTAATAAACTATTAAATTTTATAAAATCATTATTATAAAATATGTAAATCCCATTTAATTGTTGATATAATACATAATAAATATCTAAAAATCTATCTAAATTTTTTGAATAACCTAATATTAATATATCAAATTTTAAATTTTTATTATGTTGTAATTCCATCAAATTAAAATGATGATCTTTCATTTTTACATAATTAGTTTTGTTTTCTTGAAGTACTTCTAAAACAAAATTTTCTACTTTTTTTTCTACATTACCTATTTGCAAAATACAACTATTTTTATGAATAAGTAAGCTTAATAATACTTTATTTAAAGAACCTTCATCCTTTTTTATTATATCTTGATTGATATATAATTGTTTATATTTTTCCAAAATTATTTCATTATTCATAATAAATAAATTATTATTTTAAAAAAATTTATTCTAATAAATTTTATAAAATAAACTATTAAATTATTTCACTTATTTTTAATTTACCATATCTAGATTTTTTATTGTTAATATAATTATTTGGCATGTGATGTATAAAACAATTTTCATTTATTTTATTTAATTCATTTGTATCATTAACATGAATTAAAGTATGTTTAAAATAATCTATATTTTTATAATGTAATCCAAATGCTTGTGATTCTCTTATTTCTACTTTATTATTATTAGGATTCATTAATTGTACACTATTAAAATATTTAGATTTTATATAATCTTTCATTCTTTTTTTATCATATATCCAACATCCACTATAAGGATTTTTATCATTAACTAAAAATGTATGATTATTTAAAACAATAAACTTTGGTTCATGAAAACAAGAAGATATATCTGTTAAATAAATATTATTTTCATCAAAATATTCTATTCTTAAAAATCCTAAATTATATTTATGTTCAAAACAAACATCTTTGTATTCCAACCAATAATTTAATGAATCATTATAAATTAATATATCATCTTCACTATAAATAAAAATATCGTAATTTTTTATAAATTTTTTCATATATAATTTTCCCAAATAGGTTAATTTAAACGGATTTATTTTTGACAAATCATGAACAATGATTTCTAATTTATTTTTATAATTAACTAATTTTTTTAATTGAAAATGTATATTTGTATGGATATAAATATCTGTTTCATATTTATATTTTTTAATTTCATTAATAATTTTTAATAAATATTTAATTCTTTCTTCATTGTAAAAAAATATAATATTATAAACTATTTTCATATTGAAAACTACTAGTATATAAAAATACAAAAAATAAAAAAAAATATAATAAATATAAAAAAAACAAAAAAAAATAATAAAATTAAATTTCTAAAAAATTAAATAATTATTAAGTAAGAAATAAATATGATTGACTTGTATTTTTATGCAAATGATAATACAAATAAAAACCCTAATGCAACAGGTTCAGCTATTATGCGTTCCATACAAATATGTAAAAATATTCAACAAAGATTTAAATTTATAAATGCCCATCTTACAACAAAATATGAAAATATAAAAAATTCTAATTTTCTTTTTGTAAAAGATAATTTTCAGTTAAATGTAGATATTTTAAAACATATTAAATCCAATAAAAATATTATTATTTTTGATATTTTAGATTATTATGATTCAACAACGAATCAAATTCCTGATTTACATAAGAATCATTTTATAGACTATATTGATATATTGATTGTTAATAATACCTTTATGCGCAAAAAATATTATAAATTAAACATGCCCATTTACATTGTTCCTCATCATTATGATATTCGATTAACACAACAACCAATTCCTCCAAAAAATAACCAATTAACATTTATTTATAATGGTGAATTAGGAACAACCAATCAAAATTGTTTATATATTAATGAACTTAAAAAAGAATACAATCTTGTTCATTCAACTACTTTTAATGAATTTATAAATAAATATAACAAAAGAAATTATTGCTTTATAAGCATAAGAAAAGAAGATTCCTATGAATTTAATTATCGACCTCTTATGAAATTAGCTCATGCAGCAGCAACAGATTCCAATATTATTATAACAAAAGATAAATCTGTCATAGATTTTATTGACCCTAATTATCCATATTTATTAAATGATTCATCATATGAAACACTTATAAAAATGATAAACCATGTAAAAAACACATATAATAAAGAAGTTTGGAAAACAGGATTAAAAATGATGGAACAATTAAAAATAAGATTAAATATAAATCACATATTATCCTATGATTATATGAAAATATTTAAATATTTAGAAAAACCAATAAACCCAAAAACAAATTACAAAATATGTTTTGTTACATCTTATTTTGGTTCTTTAGATTATTTTGAATTATCTAATAATTTTCCAAAAAACGAAAACATGGATTATTATTGTTTTACTAATTTAAGCAAAAGAGACTTGGGAAAAATGAACTGGGAAATAATTGAAATTAACCCAACTACTTTTTATCCATCCATTTCAAAAAATCAAAATAAAAATAAAAATATACTTTTAAACCGTTATTTCAAATTTATGACTTGGAAATTTTTAGATGAAAAAATGAACAAGAAATATGATTTTATTTTTTATTGTGACCATTATTTAAATCCAAATGCAGATATACCTTGGATGAAAATTTGTGACCAACTAAAAAATTCAGAATTAGGATTTATTCAATATGAACATAAAAGATATTATGAAGGAATTTTAAAAGATTTAGAAATGATAGTGAAAAATAACACAGAAGACCAAATAAATATTGATAAAGCTAAAAATTATTTAAAATCATTAAAACCCCAAATTTCTCTAAGAACACCTCAATATTTTGAAAATACAGTATTTGGTATGAATTGTACATTAAAAAAGGCAAGAAAATTTACAAATTTATTTTGGCAACATTATTCCAATGATTACCCATCTTATAGAGACCAACCATTATGGAATTATTTATATTTATTTAGAGATATTTATCCATATACTGACAATGAATTAAGATATTATTTTAATGGTTTTAAAAAAATATGGAGAACAAAAGAAAATTATTAAATAAATATATTATAAACTCATCAAATTAATCCATCTATAAAATCAATAAAATCTATAAAATCAATAAAATCTATAAAATCTATAAAATCAATAAAATCAATAAAATCTATAAAATCAAAATAAACTCAAGAATTCATATATAGAAATTAAGTTCAAATAATATTCTTTATTTTCCGCAAATTGAGAATAATCAAAATCAATATTTAATTTTATATTTCTTTGAGACCCTTTCATGATTAATCCCAAACCAAATTCACAATTTAAAACATACATTGATAAATTAGGATTTAATATTCGTAATTTATTATAAACAATCCATGCATCCCCAATCCAATAATTATTATTTCCATTATTATAATCTTTTTTAACATATATTTTATTAGGAGGATTACAGTTTTTTAATAAAATAAAACCATTTTCATTTAAATGATTCAAGCTATTATTAATATCTTTCAATATTTGATTTTCATTTTTACATCCATCAATAAATATAATATCATACAAATTTTTAATATTTTTATTAATATCTATTTTATCACTATTATTCAATTGAATATATTCAAAAAATTCATCGCTATTCATTAAAAATAAATGTTTACTGTCAATATATTTGGATGGTTCAGGGTCAATTCCAATTTTATAATCAATATTTATTTTATTAAAATTTAATCCATCATCAACTCCAATTTCTAAATAACTTTTACATTTAAATTTGTTAATTAAATGATTAATAATACTACTTAAAGAAATATCATTCATGCCATGAGAAAATACAAAATTACCTAATTCACCTTTGTAATCGCCTTTTTTAAGTATTTCATATATTATTTTTTTATTTTTATATTTAGCACCTTTATTTGTGAATGAATTATCATCAAAATCAATATTATAAGATAATAAATTATAAAAATTATTTTTCACGAATATATTTCGCACACTGTCACATAATTTAGTCTTATCATTATAATAAAAATATAAATAAGTAATTTGTTTATACACTCCACTAAATTGAATACAAAAGTCATATGTTTTTTTAAAATATCCAATAATTAAAGTATTAAATCTTATTTTATAATTTTTTTGACATTTATTAAAATTAAAATGATTGTTTTCTTTTTTTACATAATTATTTTTATCATTTACTTTACTTAAAATATAATTTTCTGATTCTTTATCAATATCTCCAATTTGTAATATTTTAGATTCTTTATTAATAATAAAACTTAATAAAAATATTGAAATATTATTTTTTTTTATTCCTTCATTATGAATATTTAATTTTTTATATTTTTCTATAAATTTATTTTTATTTATTTCCATATATTATTATATTTTTTAATTCACAATAAAAAAACAATTAAAAAATTAAAAATCAATATCCATTCCATTATCCATATCATTATAAACTTTTCGCGGAATTCCAATAAAATCCAACAATTCCTCTAATTTATCTACATGCCATTGTGTAGGACCATCACACTTAGAAGCATCTGGATTATGATGAACTTCCATAAATATTCCATCAACATCAAAAGACATTGCCATTTTTCCCATATAAGGAATAAGTTCTCTATAACCTCCAGCACAAATAGTACCATCAGCTTTTTTTTGAGCAGGCATTTGAAGACAATGAGTAATATCCATTGAAACTAAATTAGTATTGCTTTTTAGCCAAACTAAATTTCGTGGATCCACAATTAAATCTTGATAACCAAAACTATTTCCACGCTCACATAATATTATATTCTTATTTCCATAAGATATCACTTTTTCTTTAGATTTATGCATAACATCAGCTCCGCAAAATTGACCTTTTTTAATTTGAATTATTTTTCCAGTTTCAGCAGCAGATTTTAACAAATCTGTTTGCCTACATAAAAATGCTGGTATTTGAATAATATCAGCAACTTCACCAACTGCTTTAGCTTGCCATGATTCATGAATATCGGTAATTATGGAAACACCAACTTGTTCTTTGACTTTTTTTAAAATTCGAAGTCCTTCTTGAAAACCAAGTCCTCGATAAGAAGAGGCACTTGTTCGATTCGCTTTATCAAAACTTGTTTTAAAAATAAAATGTACATCATATTTATCAAATATTACTTTTAATTTTTGAGCCATATTTAATATTTGTTGTTCAGATTCAATTACATTAGGACCAGCCATAATAAATTTTTTATTTTTTAAATTCTCAAAATTTAAATGCATTTATATAAATTAATGAAATAAAATTTTTAAATTATTAATTATAAATTAATTTTATAAATTAATTTAATAATTATAATTTTATAAATAAAATATTAAATCATTATAATGTAGATAATAAAATAAAAAATTTATTTGATGATAAATTTTTAGGATATTTACAATAATTTATATCCATAATATAATTCAATATTATAAATTTAAAAATTCTAAATATTTTTTAGCTGAATTAGTATGATTAAAAATATATTTATTTTTTATTTTTTTGAAATAATCGCAATTTTTTTTTTCAAAAGATTCTATTAAAACTTTAAATTCATGAAATGAAATATTTTTCCATGTATTTAAATCTATTTTTTTATAAACTTTATCATCTAATAAATATTCATTTCTTTCATAATCTCTTAAATCACTAATTAAATCTAAACAAGGTATTTCAGACATAACTGTTTCTTCATTTGCTGATGAACTTGATATAATACATAATTCACATATTTTCATCAATTCTAAACTTTCATTAGGATAAATATCACTATTTACTAATAAATCACCATGTAATTCTTGAATAATATCATTATCTTTAGGTCTTTTTTTAACAATAATTTTAAAATTTAATTTATGTAAATATGAATAAATTTGTAATAAATGATTATTATTAAAATTATTTCTAATTTTTGGAAATAAAAATAAAATATATTTTTGATTTTTATTTAAATGAAATTTTTGATATATTTCATCTTTAGAAGGTATATTATCATATTTAGTATTTCCTATAAATATATTTTTATTTGAATCATAACTTTTAATTGTATTTACCAAAGGAGTATGTTTATTTATTTGTATATTATTTTTAAAATTTTTCAGTTGTTCAATTATATTTTTATTACTAAAAAAACAATAATCAACATAATCAATAAAATTGTGATAAACATCCCAAAAATTCATATGTTCTGTCAAACTAATTTTTTTTATATTTTTATTATTTTTAATTAAAAATAACATAGATTCATCAATTATTTCTTTTCTTGGAGGACCATAAATATCACCATCAACCATAAAAATAATTCCATTTAATTTATCAAAATCAATATTTTCTTGATATTGAATATCAAAATGATACATTTTTGAATATTCATTTAATATTTTAAAATTATTTTGATTTAATGGATCTGAATATTTTTTTGAATTTTTTCTTATTATACATATATTTTTATAATTTTTTTTATTACATTCAATTATAATTGATATATATAATTGGAGAAAAGTTATTGATGAAAAAAAATAATAAATTTGTTTCATAATATATATCAAAATATTAAAATATTTAAATAAATACTTAATTAGAAAAATTAATAAAAAAAAAATATCAAGAATATTAATTATAATAATGGAAATTATAAAGTCAATACAAAATGAAATTAACTACAATTTAGAAAATTTAGATTTGAATAAAATAATTGAAATAAAAAATATATTATTAAATGAAAAAAATAAAAATAAAAATATATTTTTTAGTGGAATAGGAAAATGCGAGACAATAGCTATTCATTTAACTAATTTATTAAAATCTTTATCCTATAAAACATTTTTTATTAATATTCAAAATTCAAGTCATGGAGATATAGGTTGTATAGATAATGATTCTATTGTAATGTTATTCAGTAAAAGCGGAAATACTCATGAATTATTAAATTTTATAGAAATATCAAATTTAAAAAAATTAAAAATAATTTCCATTACTTGCAATGAAAATTGTAAAATGAAAGATGTTTCATATTATCATTATGCTTTACCATTAAAAAGTGAATTAGATTATGGTATTATAAATGTACCGACAAATAGTAGTGTATTAATGTTAATTTTTTCAAATATTCTTGTTAAATTATTAGATAATATAGATATAAATGAATATAAATTAAATCATATAGGTGGTTCTATTGGAAATGAATTAAAAAAAATAAAAGACTTAATGATAGTTAATTTCCCATCATTTATTTTTAAAAATAATGAAAAATTAAAAATGATGGATATTGTTTTAGAAATGACTAATAAAAAAATGGGATTAGCTATTATTAAAGATACTAATGAAGAAATAATAGGAATGATAACAGATGGAGATATAAGAAGATTATTAATTAATGATAATAATTTGATATATTTAAAAAAAGAATTTATAAATACTTCTTTTTTTAGAATAGAAAATAAAGAATTAATTATTAAAGATATAAAATATGAATTATTAAAAAAAAAATTTATTCCGATTATTGAAAAAAATAAAATTATTGGTTTATTATGTGAAAATTTATTAAAAAATTAATAAAAAATAATAAAAAATAATAAAAAATAATAAAAAATAATAAAATTAATAATAAAATTAATAATAAAATTAATAATATAATATAAATTTATGAATAGTGATATTTGTATTGTTACTTCATTTAATCAAAAATTATATGAAAAATATGCTTATCAATTTATTAATTCTTATTTAGAACAGAAAATAAATATTGATTTATACATATATTCTGAAGATGATAAAAATAATTTTAAATGTAATAATAATAAAATAAAAGTTATTCAGTTATTACATAATTTTCCTAGTATAAAAAAATTTTATAATAACAATAATAATTATCAATTAAAAAAATACATAGAATGTCCAGAAAAATATAAATGGAAATACGATGCTATAAGATTTTCATATAAAATTTTTTCAATTATACATAATTTTAATAATTATCCTAATTATAAATATATTTTATGGATTGATGCTGATACATTATTTTTAAAAAAATTTAACTATAAATTAATATATAAATTGATAAAAGAAAATAATATGATAAGTTTTTTAGGTCGTTCTAAATTAGAAGGACATAGTGAATGTGGATTTTTAATATTTAATAGAAATCATAAATATATGAAAGAATATTTCAATGAAATACTTCATTTATATTTATCAAAAAATATTTATAATGAAAAAGAATGGCATGATTCATATATATGGGATTTAATTAGAAAAAAATATGAAGAAAAATATAAAATTAAAAATTTTAATATAAGTAAATATTTTTATAGACATCTAAAAAATAAAAATATAAATAAAAATATTTTTATGGCAAAAAATATTATGCTAAAAATACCATTAAATAAATATTTTCTTCATTTAAAAGGAAAAATAAATAAAGAACAAAAAAAAATTATTTCACAAAATGATAATAATAATTATTTATATTCAATTGAAATATGATTTTATCAATAATTTATAATTTATAATTTATAATTTATTATTTATTGTACATATATACAAAATTTATAAAAATTCTATCTTCAATAGCATTTATTCTTTGAGTAACACTATGAATAGTATCCCAACTATTTTTTAACCAAATTATATTATTTTTATTATATTTAATTTTATCTATTTTAATTAAATCATCATGATTTAATTTTTTTTCCATTATTTTATTAAATTTTTTAATATTATTATCACATTTTTTGATATAATCATTTCTAATTTCATTATTTTTAAATTTAAATAAATTTAAATTAGAACCTGTACTTTTATCATTATCTTTTCTTAAATATAATAATCCAAATAATATAGAATTTTGTTTATCTAAATGAATACCTCTTACTGATTCAAAATTAGGATAATTAACACATAAATTAATTTTAACAACAATTTCAGCATTTTTATCAATCTCATGAATGCCAAATGATTTATTTTTTAAATCTTTATCTAATTTAAATACATCTATTAAATAATGAAAAAAACTTTTTTCTGAGTGAAATTTAATAACATCTATAATTGCTTGATTAAAATTATTTTTATTATTTAATATTTCTTTTATTCTTATATTTTTTCTATTTTCATTATTTTTTTCATTATCAAGTAATTCAAAATCTTTTTTAGTAGGATAATTTTTAATTATATCATTTATTTTATCAATATTCCAATAATTTTCAATATTTAGATATAAATTATTTTTTATAATACTATTTTTAGGAATAATACTATTATAATTTTTTATCATATTTAATTTATTAATATATAATATTATTTTATTATAATAAAAATTATTACTTAACTCATTAATACCATTATTACTTAACTCATTAATACCATTGTTACTTAACTCATTAATACCATTATTACTTAACTCATTAATACCATTATTACTTAACTCATTAATACCATTGTTACTTAACTCATTAATACCATTGTTACTTAACTCATTAATACCATTATTACTTAACTCATTAATACCATTATTTATATTACTTATATAAAATTTATAACTAATACATTTTT